GTGCCTTCCGAGTGCTGGATCAGCACGCCGCTAATGTCTGCCACCGTTGGGATCGTGACACCCTGGTAGTCATCGGATCCCCAAGCTTGCCCAGGGATCCGATAAGCTTTGGTCGGCTGGACTCCCGCGGTTGTACTCGTCGATGTCGTGACGGCGGAGACTCCAAGTCCGGCCGCGATGGCGATGTTGAGCGTCGTATCATTGGCAGCTGGAACGGTGCGGGTAAGCACGACATTCGCGCCGGCCCCGCCCACGGTGTAAAGCGCGGTCAGAGCGGAACTAGCAACAAGAGCTGTCCTGATTTTCGCGGCGATCAGCGAAGCCGTGGTGTCGACCCCGCTCACAAGAGCAACGGAGAACGCCAGCGGCGATCCGGTGACGCCAGCAGCAGTCACCGTCACTGCAAGATTCCCGCTCGACGTGGCACCGGCAGCGGCAACAACGGTTGCCGTTTCGACCTGAGACGTGCCGCTGGTTGTGCCGGTGATCGAGGCGAGGCTCGGGTTGAAGGTGACGGTCACTCCCTCCGCGATCTCGAACTTCACCGCGTAGGCGATGTTGACGCCGGGGAGTGGGGTTGAAGTCGGCAAGACTCCAATGATATTGGTGCCGGAAACGCCCACGCTGTCTGGCTCGGCATTGGCCTGCAATCCGTAATAGGCCCGGACGGAATTTTGCGTGATCGGCATGGCTTTCGTCTATTGTAATTTCCCTGCGTTTGCAAGGATGTAAAATCAGCTGCTTTCAATCATTCTTGTGACGGTTTGCTCGATCAGCCCGCTTGGCGATCCTCCAGGGGCGGTTGTCCCAACGTAAATCCCATCCCTCCAATAGTGGACTGTCCCGGAGTAGAACGAGACGTAGGTCATCACGTCACCGTCATTTAACCACGTCAACTCGTTGACAGTCAGATTTAAATTTCCTCCGCCGGTGATTTCATCGTAACCAGCAACCAGCCCGTCGATGACGTTCAGGTTTTTGACTGGACCGCTGAAATTCTGGTTGAAGCTGTTTCCCCTGACCTCGATCTCATCGTCGCCAGCGGCTGCGTTGACCTTGATTTGCGGAGACGATGCCTTCTCTTTGATTCCGCGGAACTTGATCGTGTCGCCGGTCGGGTCTTCCGGCTTGATGATCGGCTTTCCTGTTCCGGTGAGCTGCTCGATCGTGCGCAGCTGGTGCTTGTCGCTCGCGCCCTCCACGTATGACTTGTAGAGTTCGATCTCGCCGCCGACGTTCTCGATCTCGATCAGCTGGTTCGGCATGTGCCGGTTGCCGGTGATCCGCCGCTTGGCAACCGGTGCTGGCGGCGTCGCGCCATTGCTCTCAGTCTCCAGCAGCAGGAAGAAATAGTCGCCTTCCACCGGCGTTCCGCCCGGGTATGGGCGCACGTGGTGGATCGACTCCTGAGCGGCATCGAACGCTTCAACCGTCACGCTGGATCCATCGAATTTCGGCACGCCGTCCGCGTCCGTCTTGACCCGCAGATACACGAAGGAAACTGGGTCCGGAAGAGTGATCGGCTCCACGGCTGGATCTTCAATCGAAACCGTCGCGATCTTCGGCACGATGTAGCCGACCGGTCCAAGCGTGGATTCTTCCGCGCCTGCGTTCTGGTAGGTCAGGTATCCGGTTTCGACGGTGACTTGATACTCGGCAGGGTCGGAGTCGGGGACGCGAGAGATTGACGTCCAGAATGGCGGAGCATTTGTTGCAGTTCTCTTGTTTTTCTTCGAAGATGGAGCAAGCGCGTTCTGCAACTCTTCGACCGCTCGAATGATGTCGTTCAAATGCTCTGCTTTGATGGCTTGCTTTTGGCCGCCAAGCACCCGCTTCAGTTTCGTGAAAACCCGTGACATGATTATTGCTGGTCGATCTCGCCTTCACCACCTGCATAGATCGGGCGCAGGATGCCACCCGCTTCCGATGCTTCGTATTCGTAGGTCGTAGTCCAAGTCTCGTTGTTGCTGCTGGAGTCCGTGATTCCGGAAAGCAGCCACTGCCGATCATCGCTCAAGGTCGGAGCTCCTGGTGGCTCCGGAACTACCTTGCTCACTTGGTTGTATTCGGAATTTGTCGCAGGCTGGTTTCTTGTGACGGTGCGAAGGTGACGAATCGACGGGCGGTAGTAGCTCAATATGCCGCCCTTGATCAGCCTAGCGTAGTCGAGCGGGCAGGCCGACACATCGCCAGATGTCGATAGCTGGGTGCTGAATTCGACCGTGATGTCGTATTCGCCATTTGATGGATTGAAAACTTGGAACTCAGGGTTTGCTCCCGTGTTGTTCGGATCGTAGTTGATGTTGGGAACGATGTTGCCGTCGACCAAGTTGGCAAGTTTGTTGATTTGTTCCGCGGCGAACTTCCGCACGACAGGATGGGTCAGGATTGGAACCTCGGCTCCGATGATCCTGCGCTCGTATCGATCTTCCTCAGCTTGGACAGTTCCATCGTCGGGGAATGTCGCGGTGAGGTTGCTAGTCTTGGTGTAGGTGGCTCTCACCTGCCACGTCCCGCCAGTATAGGAAGCTCCCTTGCTGCTGATTTTCGCGCCGGCGTATTTGGTGGTGACCCCCATCGGCCCGCTTGCGCCGGACGGCAATGTCGAAGGGATTAAATCCAGCGCCGACTCGATCCCGATTCCGGTCGAATTCACGGCACCTTCGACAGAGATTTCTGCCAGGCCGGTTTCGTTGACGGTAATCTCCGTGAGTTCCTTCTCCCACGTGATTGCCGTGGTCGTAATGCCGAATGTCGTGCGTGCCATGATTAAAAGTAGGTGGGAACCTTTCCGCTTTTGGTATTCCTTGCGATATCCGTCAGCTTCTTGAGTGAATCTCGTTGGTAATTTGAAGTTGAAATAGCGGTATTGAACTCATTTGCCGCCAGTCCTGCACGTCCTGCGGACGAAAGCATGTTGGATGGGTCGAGGTTGTTCAGCTTGAACTGAGACAGAGCGGCCTCATCTCGAATCATCCGCACCTCGTTCATCATACTCATCATGTCCCCGATCATCGGGACTCCAAGCATTCCGGTTGTCCCGATCTTGAGTTGATTGATCTCTTTTTGGATCTCAAGCTCTTGGCGTTTTATCGAAAGCTCATCCTTTGCGATCTGGCTTTTTTCAGCTGCGGCCTTGATGGCATCCTTGTTGGCGGCATCTTCTTTGAGCAAGGCATCCAGGGTTTTCTTGCGCTCGTCGGCTTGCTTCTGTAGGTTGCCAAGCTGTTCCTCAAGATCCTTCATCCTTTTTGCTTCAGCCCTGCCGAGCGCCTGTTGGACTTGTCCCCTGAGCTTCTCTGTTTCAGCGTCAGCTTCGCGGCCTGCAAGCAGAGCGGTTCCAAAAGCGGGACCAAACATCAGCATCCATTCGGAATTTGCCAGTTCCTTTGCGCGGTTCTTGCTGTTTTCAGCGGACTGGTTGAAGCCATCCATTTTTGACTTCGCGGCAGCGATCGACGTCTCGATGTCCAGCATCTGCTGGGACATCTGCTCAGGGGTTGCACCCTGCTGACCGGTTTCGATCAGGCGTTGAATCTCAGCTTGGCGCTTCTGCAAATCCGCGACGACTTTTGCCGCTGCCGCAGCGTCGGCTTCTGCATCCCGCATCGGATCGGAGACTGCGGTCGTGCCAGCAACGCCCATCAAGGCGTCACGCTCGACACGCAAAGCTTCCAGCCGATCTCTCGCTGCTCTAGTTCGCCTTTCTCGATCCGCTGCGATTTCGGACTGTCCGACCGGATCGCCAAGTCGCCGGATCGTCTCTTGGATGGCGGCTTGAACCCTTGCTTCTTCTTTGGTGTCCTTCAGGCTTTTCAGGAACTCAGCTTGTCGATCCTTGGCTGCTTTGACTGCGCCCTCGTATTCCTCGGTGCGCTTCTTCAGCGACTCCATGTCCTTCGCGGTGGTATCAGCGCCCATCGCAAGCTCCAAGAAGCCCTTGCCAAGAACGGACACTGCTACAGCCGCGATGGAAACCACGCCGGCAAGACCCATGCCGCCACCGAAGGACATGATCAGCCCGGGGATGTTGTTGAGAACGCCACGCATCCCGTATTGCGCATCCTCAATCAGCCGGGACGTCTCAAGGATGCCCATTCCGGGAGCATAGCCTTTTGCTTTGCCAGACTGCTGCTGCGCCTTGCGGCTCAGCTTCTCGGATTCCGCTCCAACCTGGCGCATGGACTTGATCACGGTGTCGTTCCGCATCTCCATGCTCAATGTCACATCTGCTGCCATGGTCTTAAATTGCTAGGGTGTCGGTTTCTTTCTGGTCCTCTTCCTCGGGCTTATTCAATGCATTTTCACGCCAGTTTGCAATCTCAGGTTCAAGCTCCCCGATTGTCGACCGCAGCCATTTCCTCGGGCATCCCTCGAAAACAAGCATGGCATGGATGAGCTGGTAGCCCTCCGCGATGGAGATTTCCCAGATGGCTTCTTCGCGCTGGATCCCGTTGGCAAGGAATAGCTGGTGGCACCATGTGGCAAGGAATCCCGGGTGGCAGGTGCTCAGTGTCCGCCGCCGGACTTTCCCGGCGAGGTGTCTTCCTTGGCAGTTGTTGCCGCGGCTTCACCGGCTCCAAGCTCGGCATTGAACCACGACAGGAACGGCTTGGCTTCCAGCACGTGCATGTTCTCCTCGTAGATCGAAACAAGCGCGGCAACCGGGTCTTCCGCGTTCATCGCAGCTACAAGTTCCGCGTCGTCCTTCGATCGGGTGCATAGCACCCATGCGATGCCGTTGACCGGCTCGGGATCATCATGCGGCAAATCCTTGGTAAACTTCTGGATGAGCTTCCACCGGCCTTGGGTGAGCTTTCCGTAAACAGGGTGAGGTTGACGAACGATAGCGTCGTCCAGGATTTCATCACGGGTCATGTCGTATTATTGGTTGAATCTGCTGAGAATCTTGCGCTCGGTTTCAGAAGAGCAATCCGGATGCAGGTATGCAATCGAGTTCCCTTTTCGGATCTCGACCAAGGGCTTGTCCTCCTTCACCGCTTCCACAAGCATCTTGTGGTTCCACAGCGCAGCCTTGATGTAGGCGAACGGGTGATCCGGGTTGTGGTTGTGGAAATTCGAGTCCCTCCAGAACACGATCAGATCGCGAGTCTTGTATTTCCCACAATTGGAGAATTCTGACATCCTCCACACCCTGACATTGCCCGTCGCCGCGGAAGCCAAGTCGTCGCAAGTCACTCCCATCGCGGTGAGCGCGGCGACGAGCCGAATGTCAGAGGTATTCCCTCCGTGAATGAATGTATCCATTTTATATTTTATGGTGTTGAGGTTAGGATGCCGTCATGAACGGCTTGAACACGCCGTTAAGAGAGCGGCGATTCTCGGATTCGTTCCCGAGATTGATGCCGACTCCGGTCAGGATCACCCGGCCGCCGGACGTGTATCCTCCGAAGATCGCCGACCACGTGGGGATGTTGGCGATGGTAAGCTGGCTGCCGAGAGTCCACGTCGGACTTCCAGCAGTGGAATACGCGCCTTCGATGCTGAAGGTTGCAGAACCACCGTAGACAGCACCGGCGACATGATCGCCATCAGCGTCTGCGATGTATCGCTCCTGCACGGATGAATCGAAGCTGATTGATTCCGCGAAAAGCCCGGTTTCAGCGGTCAAGCCGAAATTGATCGTCCCAATTACTGTAGCAGCCATGATCTTGTTAGTTTGGATTGTCGTTGTCTTGTCGGGCAAACGCTGCCCATGAAAATTTTGCGCCCATTGCCCGCTCCTGCATCATCGATGCTTGGCCTGTCAGGTTCCATGAATACAACTGAAGCTTCGGATCGATTCCGTGAAGGATCGGAATCATGTCGTATTTCATCCCGATGAGTTCTTCAACCGCATCGCAAAGGTCTTGGAACTCTTGAACCAAGTCTTCGGTTCCATCTTGCTCATCGATCGTCTTAAAGATCGTCACTTCCCCAAGGATGTCATAGTTCCCTGGAAGGCTCGGCTTGCGAAGCTCGGATGAGCCAGCCACCACGATGACACGGGCCGACTCCTCGGTGTTTTCCGTGATGTCGATCTGAGTCACGACATTCGGATCACCCGGAAGCGCAGATTGCGCCAAGAAGGCTGCCACTGCCGCTGAGAGTCTGTCGGTAATCATCATGCGGCTTTCAACATGGATTGGACGTTTGCCCGGTTCTTGTAGCGAAGCTCGAAGATGATCCGCATCGCATTTCGGGTCTGCTTGATGGCGATCTCTTGCAGGTTCTCAGGGAAGGCATCGGCGATGTAGCGAATGTGGCTGGTGATCTCAGCTCGGCCGTATCCTCCGGTCGTCGAGACAAAGCCGCTTCCGATTCCCTTGCCGAATTTGTTCTGAAGCTTTCGGCATTCCGCCGGCCAGATGAAACGCCCTTCCTCGGACTTGGCTCGAGTGTAGTTCCGCACCGCTCCCTTCGTCATCAGACTTGTGAAGGCGGCATACCAGCTGGCTTTGGCAAGCCCGATGGTGGATTGGCGCTGCCGCACGAATGCGTCTCGTCGGCCTCTTTCAACAAGCGCAAGAGGAGGAGTATTCGGCGCAAGCTGCAAAGCCTTCTTCCGTCTGATCGTGTGCTTGCTGCGAAGGTTGGCATAGGCCTGGTTATTCGTCTTCCGAGGAACTTTCCGCATCTTCTGAAGCATAACGTCCGCGGTAAATGTCACCCTGCGCGAATCGATCTCTTGGGAGAACTCGGCGCGTGACTTGAAAGCGCGGAAGAACTCGTTCGCCCGATCTTTCCCGTATGCTGCTTCGATCAGCTTGTAGGCTGATGACTGCCAGCCCGGGTCGGATTGCGATGGGTATGCTTTCTTGACGTCTGATTCGACTCGATCCTGAAAGAACGCCATCGGCCATGCGTTGCCCTTGGTGGATTTCGGCAGGGTGTATTCCATCGCGTAGAACGATGCCCGTTTTGCCGTCAGCGTCATGTCTGTCCCAAGGCTCTTCGAGACGTTCTCGTTGAACGCCTTCACCTTCTTTTGCAGACGGCTGTCATTCACTTGGATCATCGTGAAGCAAACTGTGATGCGTGGACCAGATACAAGGTGGTGAACGCTTCGCCGATTTCAGCATTGATCACACGGAACCGCTCGTTCTTTGCTGTTCCGACCTTCCCGATCAGCTGCTGCCGAGTGATGCCTGCGGAGAGAGTCCCGCAAACCGACGCATCGACATCGAGGATCGGGCCGCCGTCTTCAGCCTGGGTGGTTGTCGCCACTCCAGACCACACGCCCTTGAAGGACACTCCGTTGTCCAAGACAAGCGTGTCCTCACCGATCACAGGATCGGCGATTGCCGCGCAAGCTCTCAGGAATGAATCCACTTCGGACATGCGTTGCTAATACGTTGAACGCGGAAAAATTGCAAATGCAAATTAACTGCAAATGAAAGGGCCGGGGATTTCTCCCCGGCCCCGCATGAACAACACCAAGGAAATTCTATCAGCCCATCAGGGTGGCGATGAACTCAGGCTTCCAAGCCTTGACGCCGTAGAAGGACATCAGCTTGATCTGGCTCATGCCGTAGCCCTTGTAGAGGCGAGCGGAGAACGAAAGGCCCGTGCGCTCGTCGAACAAGGTGGCGATCTCCTCGCCGGCGTCTCCACCGGGAGGCTGGGCAGGCGGACGCATCGCAAGCTCGATGGCGTTCTTGTGGAACGCCAGGTTCGCGGTGTAGCTGTTGCCGACCGTGACAGCCTTGTCGTTGACGATCAGGCCGCGAAGTCCGGGCTGATTGATCACCACGCTGCCAGAGGTGGTGGTCAGACCGGTCTTGACGACGTAAGCGCCAGCACTTGGATCGTCGGCAACGGTGATGATGTCACCGGCCTTGATGCCGGTGGTGTTGACCGTGCCGCCGTCGACGGTGAGCGTGGTCGATCCAACGGCGACGTTGCCGTTGTTGATCAGGTAGCCGGTGCCAGCGCCCTTCGTGTGGGACTGGACGCCCGCGCTCGAGCGGATCGACATATTGAACAGATTGAGCAGCTCACCGCGGCGAAGGGTGGCGTCGGTGCCAGCATCTCCCACGTTGGTCAGGCTCGAACGCTTGCGCAGGTTGGCGCTTGCGGCGGTGTTCAGCACGCAGGAAAGCATTCCATCGGACATCGGGGTGCCGTTGTCTTCAAGGATGCGGTAGAGGTCGGAAAGCACCTCGAAGTTAGAACCGAACGGGGTGGTTCCGGCGGTGCCGACAGCACGGCTGGAGTTCTGGTATGCAACCGTCGCGATGGTGGCTTCCACCTGGTTCACCATCTTGCGGATGGCTTGAGCGTAGAGCGCCTCGAGTGCGGCTTCAGTTCCAATGGTGTTGGCAAGCTGCAACCACTGCTCGCCCTTCAGCGGAATGCTCGCACCAGCGTAGAGCGAGAGCGCGAGGGTTTCAGCGGAAGTGGTGATGTCAGCCGCGTCAGGCGGAGTCATCGCCGGCGTGTAGGTAGTCTCCAGCGTCGGTTCGGTAGTCCGCATCGAGATGACGGTGCCGCCAGCAGAAACGCCTTCGGAGCCACCGTTGACAATGACGCCTTGGGCGAATCCGGTAGGTTCCTTCGCGACGATGTCGCGAGCCTGATAGAGGACTTCAGTGAGTCCGGTGAGTGAAATGTCGTTGGCCATATCGGTTTGTTGTCAGAGTTGATTAGTCGGCGATTTTTCCGCCTTCGCGGATGAAAGCGTTTCGTTTCGGGTGGGAAAGGTTGTTGAATTCAGCGAGAGCGAGCTTCTTGATGACCGTGGATTCCTCCACTTCGGCCTTCGCGGTTTCGAGTGCCGGGTGACCCGCGGCAATAATCCGGTTGGTGACGATCTTGTTGACCGCTTCCTTGATCGGGCAGCTTTCGATTTCCTCGTCTTCAAGGGCCGCCTCGATCGTCTTCACGACGGCATCAGGGGCCTTGGCTGCTTCCAGTTCCTGCTTGGTGGCATTGTGCGAATCCGCCTCAGCCTTCGCCAGAGATTCGGCGCTTTCAGCCTTCGACTTGAACTCCTTCACCTCGTCAATCGCGGATGCGAGCAGGTGATCGGCTTCGGTGAGCTTTGCAGAAAGGTTCTGGATCTCAGTGTCCTTGGCGAGCAGTTCGCCGTTGGCAAAGTCCAGCTTCGCTTGAAGCTCCCCGTTCGGAAGTAGTCTGTCGAGAATGCTCATATCGTTACTTGCTCGCTTCTGCACTTTTTTTGCGTTTTCGTCAACCGCAGATTTTCCGATGATCGAATCGGCGAATTTGCGTTCAACGGCTTCGGTTGCGCCCATCCATGTCTCCTTGCGCATCAGCTCGCGCATCTCCTCCTTGTCGGCACCGGTGACACCCGCGTAAATCGCTGCGATCTCGTCGCTCATTTCATCCAGGATCTTGGCGGCCCGGGCGTGGTCTTCAGAGTCGCCGGAAACAGTCTGCTGCGCTTCGTGGATCATGATCCGCGAGCCTTGGGTAATCCGCCGCTCGTCCGCCGCCATGAAGATGACCGACGCCATGCTGGCGACGATCCCGTTGCCGGTGGCAATGACCTTCACCCCGCGGTCCCGCATCTGCATCAGCGAATGGTAAACCCTGTATCCGTCCAGCACGCTGCCGCCGGGACTGTTGATCTCGATCTCGAGCGTCTCGAGCGCGTCGTCGGCTTTCGCTGTGAACTCGCCAATGCGCAGGTTTTCCGCCACGGCTTTCGCGCCGTAGAGCTTCTCGATGTCGCCGATCAGGTCATCGGAACTCCACGGGGTCACCGCGTCGTTCAGCTTCACCTTGCCGGTGCGGTTTTCAATTTGGATCAGATTCATAGTCGTTGCATTTGTTGAGTTTTCCCGCTTGGTCCATGCGGCCGCCCATCGTTGCCCGGGATCTCCGCCCCAGAGTGCCCATGCGATCCGGCCAGCCGATGGATAGCCAGGTTCACCCGGCGAGAAGCCTTGGCCCTTCTTGTCCACCTCGTGCCGCGAGAAATAGCTGTGCATCCGCCGGATCGTGTCGTCTGAGAGATTGGCGCGGCGCGAGATGTCCCGCGCTCGTGCGACTCCGATGGAGGTTCCGCCGCGTCCGTGTTCCCGTCGCCATTCAAGACCGCGCTTGGCCTCTTCGATCATGCCGGCAGTTGGGTAGTTCTCCTCAGGCATCGTCTTCTTCAGTCTCTTCGGGTTCTTCAGTCGATGGGGGTTCCGGTGCCGCGTTCATGTCGTTCGCCGTGAACATACCCTTGTATCGCGGATCAAGCGTCACGTTGCCCCGCTCTTGAGCTGCTCGGAATGCCTGCTCTTTCTTGACGGCATTGTCGAACTTGCGCGGCCAGTAGTCCTCGCCGTCTTTGCCCAAGTCGGAAAGGATGTCCTCGTCGGAAATCACACCGGCACGCCACAACTCAATCATCGCCTTGGAAATCCGGCCGTCATCGATCGTGATGACCGGCGGCATGTTGAAGTCCCATCTCCACCAGTCTTCCGACTCGCCGATGCGCCCGAGCTTCTTGAGCTTCTGGGTGGCGTAGCCGATGCACCGCTTGGCAACAACGCGAAGGGACGACTGGCGATCCTTCACGGTTCGGCGGGCGAGTTCGATCTCCTTCCGCTCGGCAGTTCCTTGCCCGGTGGAAGACCAGACCATCGCAATCGGCCACGGGATACCCGATAGCGTCATGTGGATCATGCGGTCGTTGTAATCGCTCCACATGTTGCCCGGGTTCTCGTGCTTGAGAACGTCGATCTTGCTGCCGGTGCCGGCGCGGAAATGCTTTACTGCCCCGCCTTCCATGTATCGCACCGTGGTGGCGCGAGCCTCGTCCACCGATGTGGTGCCAGCAAAGTGGTTTCCTGGGGATTGATCGTCGGGGACTCCGCTCTCGTTGGATTCGATCAATGCGATGGACGATCGGATCAGCATGTTGAGCCGCTCCCATTCGTGGCTCTGCATCGAGTCGCGGATGTCGTTCAGCCCGTGGGTGATCGATGGATACCCGCGCTTGCTTTCAGGGTAGTCGGATTCAAAGCAGTGGATCAGCGAAGTCGCCGGAATGTCGGTGAAGCTGATCTTGTCGTCCTCCATGTATCGGTAGGCGATCACCGTGCCCCGCCTGTTGGTGATCACGCCGTCGGTGATCATGGCACCACGATACAGGCCTTCTGTGACCTCATGCTGGGCCATGTAATCGCCATTGGTGATCCCGGATCGGATCCGGTGCGAAGGGATGATCTGGAGAGCAGGGAACCCACCGTCATGCTCGGTGAGCAGGATAAACGCCTCGCCGTCACGGTCGAGCAGGATCGACATGTGGTAGAGCAGATCCGTGAAGCTGCGTCCCGCCCCGCGGATGTCCGCGATCGGGCAGAATTCTTCGCGGATCACCCGCTCGGCCTTCTTCCTCCATCGCTCCGAAAGCGAAGCGTTCTTCGGCTTCCACGCATCGCCAACGGAGAACATCGCGATCTGCCGGATGGCTCCCTTGACCGGGCCGAAGTTCTCCAAGATCGATCTCGAGACGGAAACCAGCGTGCGCCGATCGTAGGGAGTGATCAGCCGCTCGATGTCGTCGAGCCGGGTTGGCTCGAATGGACGGAGATTCGATGCGGACTCGCTACCGCGCGAGAACTTGCGATACGAGGAAGTCGGCTGTCCGTTGGCGTCGAGAATCATGTCAGTAGAATCGGGCGTGGTAGGTTCTTCCAGGGCGAACTCCGTTGTTCAGCCCCTTGATTGCCAAGTCCATTGCGTTCATCCGGTCGGTTGTCGTGGTGTCGATCCGGGTCGTGTAGCTCGCACCATTCTTGCCGGCAGTCACGATCGTTCCTGTGGTGGTTCCGGACATGATGGCGTCAACCAGCGTGCTGTAGTGGTTTTCAAGAGCCGCCGTCAGCACGGCATCGCCATTGGCGCGGTCGTAGAATATTTGAGCGAGCCTTACGATGTCGGCCATGGCGCGAGTAGATTGCATTTGCAACCGAATTGCAAGTGCGGAAATTCACCCCTTCGCCTTGACGTGGCCGCGCATCATCATGAAGCCGGTAGCCGCCATTTCGCAGTCCAGCAGGTGGTTGTCCTTTTTCCCGATCCGCTGCCATAGTTCGACCTGGCGGTTCTCCTTGCCCATCACGACGGAAACCTTCCGCTCGGCGTTCATGTGCTGCTTGAAGCACGGAATCACGTCGTCAGGGAATTCCCACCTTCCCAGCCGTCCCGCCCGCAGGTCGGCCAGAACGTCCTTGATCGGGTTCACGCACAGGTTCAAGAAAGCCATTTTGAGACCGCTGCCGGACTGGCCGGATTGGATGCGTGAATACGGTGCCTTGACGACACCACCCGATGTGTGGATCGGAAAGCTGTCCTGCTGGACGCCGTGGTATGCCGTCCACCCGTATTGCGAGCACTTCTGATACACGAAGTCCCGCCGATACTGGGCGTCCACGAGCACGCACCGATCCCGGACTTGATACTGCTTCCGCATCTCCTCCGCCTCCTCGAATGTCAGCAGCTGACCGCAGTTGAGCTGCATCGAGTTGCCCTCCGAGTCGCAGGCGCGGATCACGAACCACAGGGAATTCTGCTGGACGTCCATGCACATGCACCGATCGGCCTCATTGTCGACCAGCCGGCCGTCGGAGTAGTCCTCGATCTTGTAGCCACCGGAAACCAGATCGGATGGCGGATCGTATTGGGATGGCTTCCAGAATTCCGCCAGCCGCTTCTTCACGAAAATCTGAAGCAAGGAGAAATCCCCGCGGGACTTGGCGTCTTGCGCTTCCTCCCATTCCATCACGGATTTCAGCCACGGGATCCGCCAGATCCCGAGCACGTTGCAATGAAAGCCCACATGGCCCTTCACCGAATGAGGGTTGGTCGCGATGTAGCGGCCGGTCTTGGCAAGACGCCTCCGCTGAACCGAGGTGTCCTTGTATTCCGCTTCGCACTCCGGGTTCGAGCAGACATAGCGGACTGTCTCGGCGGTCTTGTCCCAGTCGATCGATCCATCGGGCAGCATCTGCTTGTCCCACTTCAGCTGGTTCCAGAAATACTTCTGCACCGTCTGGCACTTCTCGCACTCGAAGTGAAATTCCCGCTGGTCCGTCTTCTTCCACTCCCGGTAAAGATCCGTTTCCGAATCGTTGTCGTCCGCGGCACCATCGACGTGCGAGTTGCCGCCCTGGCCGATGTAGAACACCTTGCTGTTCCATTTGTCGTGCGTCCGGGCCTCCGCCTCCTTCATGCGCCCCGGGTAGTTGTCGGAAAGCTGCCATGCCTCCTCGAGTACAACCCACGGCATCGACTTCTCCTGAAGGTTCGTCATCGACGGGCCGCAGATGTCGAGGTAGATCCCGTGCGGGAAAACCACCGTCGTCTTCCGGTTCTGGTGACGGTTCTCCGGCATGAACGGTCGCATCGCATCCGATTTCTTGAAAGACGGGTGCAACCGGGTTTCCGCCCACAGCCCGGCGGTCTCGTCCTTCTGGCCAACCAAAAGCACGTTCGACGGAGCCACCACGACACGCCACTGGATCACACCTTCAATCGCGGTTGTCTTGCCGCTGCCAGGTGGCCACATCCAATGCAGCTTGCGGATCGAATTGTCGCCGGCAGCGTCGAGCGCCTCCCGCATGTGCGGAGCCAGATCAATGTCAAGATTTGGGGCGAGCCCTTGAACGAGCCGCACGTTTTCGTGGCACCACCGGCTTACCGTTTGATCCGGGTTGGGGCGCATCCCCGCTGCCGCCCGCGATAGGATCCGGTCCAGCGTCTTCTCCTCTTGCATACTTGTCTTTTATTTGGGTCCACAGCTGCGATCCAAGGTCACTCATGTCCTCGAGCATCTTGCGGAATACGGAATCCAGAAGCTTTTCGATTTCTGCTTCAGCGAGTCCAACAAGCTGGGGCGGCAAAGTCGCCTTGGCCTCCATCAGCGAAAGCTTGAACGCGGAGCCGAGGGCCATGTTGGCCGCATCCGTGTCCTCGCGCTTGAATTGCTCTCCTTCAGCCAGCGAGTTCGCCAGCTGAAGCTTCTTCACCCGCTCCTTGGTTTCCTCCTTCTTCCAATACTCGTGGGAACTCTCGTCCTCGGTCGTGAGCTCATCAATCAATTCCTGCCACTCCGGCGGCTTCGTCCGCCCCTTCCACAGCTTCCTGACGACGGCCCTGGAGTCCCAGATATCGACGTTCTGGGACTGGTATTTGGCAAGGTGGACGCTCGAAATCCGATGGATCTCAGCGAGCTGTCTGATCGATATTCCCTTCACGTTTCAGCTGTTTGGCTTCTCTGGCCTTCCTGAGGTTCTCTGCGCCAGATCGGCGTTTCGCCTCGCTGGGTTGTTCCTTCACGCCCCGTTTCAGGCGTCCGAGTGCTCGTGCTGCTTCGTTGCTCATTCCGGCCCCAACAAAGCGGTTTTGCGCCCCAAATCAAGGAAAATCTCAATGTAACCCTTCTGAAACAAATGATGCACGAAATCTTACACCAAGTCGCCAACACC